CCTGACCCCAATCATTGCTGTAGAGGCCGCTGAGGCGTCTGCTACTACTGCATTCTTGATGCGCTCGTAGTCAGCCTGGGTAACACTTGAGGTCACAGAGACAGCAGATGCGCCTTCCCAGATCTCAGGGTAACCGTAGCGGGCCTCGCTGTAAGGTCCAGTTCCGTAGCCTACCCGGCGCTTGACTAACCTGGGATTACTCGCACCAGAGGTTACATTGACCGATACGCTTGATAGCTTGGTGTACGCGCCAGACACGGTAACAGAGGCTGCCGAGCTGTCTGCTACGGATGCCTCATATACCTGCGGATAGCCATACTTTGCTACGTTGTATGGACCAGTGCCGTAACCGGCTCTCAGCGCCATTAGTCTAGAGTAATGTCCAGATCACCAGTAGGGATGCGGAAAACGTCCCCTGTGGCGATAGCCTTGGCAGTCGTGAGGACCGCATGGACTAGCATAGTGCCGCCGCTAGAGGCCGTGAATACGCCAATGTGGCTCACTGTGCCCCAATCCGCAGTAGCAGCAGGGAACTCTACCGCACCGCTGTTGCTAGCCGTGTCACCTGTAACAGTGAAGGTAGCCGCTGTGCGAGCGTATGAGCCGCCTGTGACCTCTGTACCGGCAGCGCCAGTGTCAGTAGGGTCCGATGTAAACAGGCCGATGTACCACGCTGTAGGGCGTGTAACTGAGTCTGCTGTTAAGCCCCACGAGAGGACATCTGTTTCAAATGCGTTAGTAAAGCTCATCTAATAGCTCCTGATCTTAAGTCGTAGTCCAGAGCCGCCTGACTTGGCTTTATCGCTCTGCAAATTAGTTCCTGCTACAGCGCCAGAGTATAACATACTCCAGACCGCCATTCGGGCGTCATCCTTCAGGTACGGTGCAGACTGCATAAGCGCCCCGTACAGGTAGGCATCTGGTGACATCTCTAGCAGCCAGTTAGAGGCGTTAGAGTCTGATAGTGGCTCTAGCTCTGCGTAGTACAGTAGCTCGCCGCTGTAGGTAGTGTCTGGCGTAGGGAAGACCTCAATGGCCTCGCCTGACATAGCGTAGTATCTAGGCTTGCCCTGGGCGTCGTTGCTCTCCATGCGGAATTGCAGCATGTCATCCAGGGTAACAAGCTCTAGCCGGGTAGATCTGCCGTCATCAAGGTGAAAGCGAACAGGCTCGAGGAAGTCTGCCGGTAACTGTGAGTACCTGGTGTCTATCTGACCTTCAGATCGCTTCTGCATCTTGTAGTGACGCACCTCACGTTCCATCTGAGCCTCTGCCAGAGAGATGAACGTAGGGATAACAGCCGTCAGGTCGTCCCGGTTGAGGAAGTCAGCTATTGTAGACTTCAGCTCTGTGTAAGTTGTGATTGCCATTTCTATGTCCTATAATCACGCTCTTGCGATTTATTTCCTACTTTGCGGCATACAGCTAAAGGGAGCCACATCATGATCACACCAGAGCACGACGAATTATTCCAGGCTAAACTCCGTCGGTTCCACCGCCGTCTCGACGAGATCGTTGCTGAGTCACGGCAGCGGTTCCAATTACAGCAAGAGCCACCACAGGTAGTATACCCTGATCCACAAGCTCACGAACACGAGCGATGCCACCTTCGGCTAGTGCATTCCGAGTCGTCATCAGAATCTGACTCCTGACGCCTATATCTGGGTACTCCTTAATCAGCGCCTCATCTAGCTGCTCTAAAGCAGGGGCTGCATCCTGGGCGGCTCTACTGAGAAGGCCTGTAGCACCTGATTGCTCTATTGCGGGCAGGTACTCGCTTGGCTTAAATGCCTCAAAAGAGCCTACTAGATCACCGCTGTTTACGCCGAACTCTGGTTTGGCGTCTAGCTCAGCTTTAGTTATCTGCCGAAGTTTAGCCTGCCAACCTTTAGCCACAGCATCTGCATTCTCTGGATCTATTCCATTCGACCTTGCCCAATCTGATAGGTCATCCACTACCAGGTAATTCATACCGTAGTCAGTGTTGGTGGGGATGATTGCTCCACCAAACTCTTCGTCTAACCTTGCTCCTACGGAAAGCATTTGCGCCTGCTCTGCCGGTTTACCTATATCAACCATAGCAGCGTTGCGCTCTGTTAGCTTGCCGCCTGGACGGACGAAGTTATAGCCTACTGACTCTTGTCCTCTAAGCAGGCCCTGAGTAGCAGCTATTCCCTCAAGAAGACCTCTAGATGCAGGATCAATCTGATTGCTTCCGGTAGATGGAGCGGCCATCACCCTAATGGTATCGGCAGGAGCTGAGACACCCTTGTAATATCCATAACCAGGGGCCGTCTGGCGAGTTAATCCACCGGCAGCGAGCGCAACCATGTCTTGGCCTTGATCGTTGCTTAGAATGCGTCTCTGGCCCTCTTGTAGCAGTTCAGCATACATTGGGTTGTCTTGTGATCCCGCTAAGTGCATAAGACCACGAGCAGGCTCGGACTCTACATTGATGTTAGCTGTCAATGGGCGCAGGTTATCAGAGAAATCGTAAGCAGCAGCGTCTACGCTCGTGCCTTCAGATCGCGCTTTAGTGTCTACCCAGATAGATGCTTGGACCTTCTCTGGAGTCCAGTTATCAAAACCGCCTACCTTGTTGTCGTTAGCCCAATCAACCAGGTTATTAATTTCCTTGTCCATGAATCGGTGCTGAGCCTCACCTAAACCCTCACTCCAGGTTTCACCTTCTGGGGTCCTGTAATCGAACGCTCTAGCCATCCACAGATCATTAGTAGGGCGAGATGCAGACTCACCAGGAGGCACGTTCAAAGCCTCATAGAATGGCCCACGTTTCGGTCCAAACTCAGTAGGCTGACCAGATAACATGCCCTGAACTCCCGCTGCTGCATTGGTTGGGAATCTGCCGGTGTTTATCTCATTGCCTGTGATAGCTTGATTATAGCCACGCACAGCGAATGTCTGGTTAGCAGGAACAGACGCACCTGCTGAAGTCAGGGCAACGGTTCCAGAGTATAAATCCTTATAACCCTCACGACCGCCAGTTAACTCAGAGGCTGTGCGAGAGCTTCTCTCGTACCAATCACGACCAATAGTGCCCCTGGATAAAGAATCCCTAAGATTCTTTCTCATAGTCCTTAACTTGCCTTCGCTATCTACATTTCTAGGGGCGCCACGATAAGCACCAGTTGTGCCTACTCGCTCGGCGGTTTTTACTTCCTTTGGCACTGTCTGAACTATGTTAGCTCTCGGCAGATCGGTTAAGTTTATAGCAGGCTTTGCTTTATTCATGATTGAGCGGCCAACAGTCTCAGCACCTTGAGCCACCGCTCTACCGCCCGGAACTATGGACAGTAGACCTGTTCCTGCTCCAATAGCAGCTTCAGCCTTATTGCCTTGCTCGTATGCGTTCTGAGCATCTAGAAGATCTACAGCGCCAACAACAACACCAGGGCCAAAGTCCATTGCGCTCATTAAGCCTTGCGCTCTGCGCCTTGCGACAGGATCAGTATTCTCACCCATCATGTTTAATATTCCAGACGACATCCTGTCCCTTAGAGACATATCTGTTGGAATCATCTGTTGAGGTATTGCTGCCGGGTATCTATTGCGAAGCCTTTCGTACAAAGCTTTCTCTAGATCTCTGGGGTCTGCCATGTGATGTCCTCATGTACCGATGACATGAGTATAACACAGACTAAGCGATCCCTCGGATGTTGCGACGGATAGGACCGCCCCAGACGTGTGTAGGTTTGTAACCCACTGCTAGATAACGGAATGAGTCAGATGCGTGAGAGGTCCAATCGTGTAGAGGTCTTCCCCGCCAGTGCTTGCCGTTCTCATCCCAATCCCTGCGGTACTGCCTTAGAGCGTCAATGCCACGCTCGCAGCGTTCCTCATCGAACCAACACTGCGGGATCATTGAGCGCACCTGCTGTATGCCGTCCTCGATGCCAAGCATAGGGGCGACTATGACGTTGTTCAGACCTAGAGACTGCAATACCTCTAGCCTAGACTTGCCGGTGCCTAGCTCCTTGACCCTGACATCGTGCGGTAGGATGTGCTGATCGTAGGTGTAGCCTTTACCCTGGAGCATCTGCACATAGTGGTCTAGAGCGCAGCCAGAGTTCTCGTAGTAGTCAATGATGCGGATCTCTTTGCCGATGTACTGAGCGAACCAGATAGAGGTCGTGTCAGCCATACCAAGGTCCCAAGAAGTCACCACCGCAGCAGACTTGTCATAGGGCACAGCGCAGATCTTGCCGTCAGTCTTGGCCTGTAGCATCTCTATGGCGTAGTAGCTGCCCTCAACGTGTATACGGAAGTCACCCTCCCAGACGTGCTGATAGATGTCTGGCCGCTTCTCTAGGTCCTCTAGCCTTGCCTGCTCTAGTACATCAGGGAACCACGGATTGTCTGACCACTGGATCTCAGCGATCTTGGCATCATTAGGCGGGTCTTCACGGAATCGCTTGTGAGTTGCTGAGTTCTTGCTCTCTGGGTTCCATGTCACCCAAATCTCTGAGTCGTGCTCTCGGACCGACGGTATGAGCTTCTGCCACGCTGTCTCACTTACACTCTCTGCCTCATCCACCCAGGCTAACAGTAGGCGTGACTTAGATTTAAGGGAGTCTACGTTAGTGCGGAGACCGGCGAATGCGTAATTGATCCTTCCGTCTTTGCTGCGGATGTACCGCTCACCGACCTCGTAGTAGTCAGCTAGGAACTGCACGGAACCGATAGCGGCCTTGATCTCCTCGAGAGAGGATTCGCTGAGAGAGTTTAGATGCTCACGACCGCAGAGTATTATGCCCTCCCTGCCCGCCTTGCCTTCCTGGTAACCCCTTAGAGCCGTCATTAGAGCGAAGGTGCGAGTCTTGCCAGAACCACGGCCACCATAGGCACCACGGTATCTAGCCTTGCCCTCAAAGACAGGGACTAGCTTGTCTGGTATATCAATCGTCGCTGCTGTCATCTGCCCGCACTCCCCTCAGTACAATACTGGTCGGGGCTAATGCGCCATCAGAGCTTGTCACGTCCTGCTCAACACGGTCTGAGTAGCCGTGCTTAGTCAGTATAAGCTTTGTGATAGTCGAGTTGAAATCGCCTGTTAGGCCGTTAGAAACAAGCTCCTTGGCCTGCATTGACATAAGGCTCTCTAAAATGTCCAAAAATTCTTGATTCTCGCCCTTCCAATTGTAGAGCGTGGACCTTGATACATTTAGAAACAAAGCCAATCCCTCTATTGTTGGAATGACTTCACCTTGTAGCCTGTAGTCTTTTGTTGCGTATCTACCTGCCTGCTCAATGAGAGCGTCGGTCAGTTTAGATGGGCGTCCTGCTGTCATAGGTATATACCATGTGCTCGTTCGATTAGTCTGGCGATCTTGAATACTTCCTCTAACCACTTTTCGTTGTGGACAGGGTATCCGTGCTTCTTAAATAGAGCTTCTATCTCGTCCCTAGTCATAGGCACTAACCCATCGTCCACCGGGATCATCTTACTTTCCCTTGGACCTTGCTGCCTGGCTAGCCTTGACCGCTCGGAGCCGTTTCTCGGCTTCCTTCTTCGTCTCGCTGTAACCCGGTACTCGGTCTATCTTGTAACCCTTCTTGGTCTTTCTGATCGGCATTCTTCTTGCTCCCGAAGATTTGATCCCAGTTAGACTCGAACTTAGCCTTGTCTATTTTTAAAGGCCTTCTGCCTGAACCCTTACCCATCACTTAACCCCGATGATTCTTCGCTCATTGACCGGACCTGCCTAGAATCGCGTGAGACCCTACTGTGATTCACACATAGGCCGGTTGGAATTTTCTGTATCTTACCACCATTCTCAAGAAACTGTCTAACTTGTTGATCTAATTGAGCTTGGAGTTCTTTCTTGTTTTCTTGGGTAGGCGGTTCGTATCTACGCCTAAACTGGAAGTTGGTTTTCATCAAATGGGTTCCAATCTAAATACATGTTGAGCTGAGGGATGCCTTTTTGCTTTCTTAGCTCCCTCCTAGCAATGCTGACCTTTAAGGCCTTCCTGTCGCTGTACTTGAGGCGCTCGCCCCTTTCAATTCCGGCGTATGCTATCACGATCAGAGCTGAATCCTCATCCTCAGTTTTCTTAAGCAGCCAATCCGGGTCGTGTGTGCGCTCTCTGGCCTCAGCGAAGAGCACGTCAATAGGCAATCCTAATGCGGCTACCACGTCTCTACCGTTAGCGAGACAGCTATGACAATGCATCAGCACCCGACCATCCTTCTCTGTAATGCTCATCGATGGCGAGTTGTCATCGTGAACTGGGCAGCAGGCTGTGTAGTTCTTGCCTGAT